TATTTACCTTGGAGAATGGCTCCATCTGGTGGTGACTTTGCAACGATGACGGGTGAAACAATGCTGTCTTATGCTAATAGCGCACTGAGCAAGGCAGAAAAAACAAAAGTTAACAAAGAGATAAAGAAATTTATTCCAGAATGGTCTGGTTTAGCGTCAAATCAGAGTGTTGAGCAATTCAGAAATGCGCCAGATTCGGTTAGAAAAGCCTTGAAAAATGCGCTTGATACGAACTTTAGGAATACTGGGGGATTGAGTATCGGTGAGGCTAGATTGGCTGTGGCTGATCCTAGGCAGCTAGTAGCTGCTGACGCTGGAATCATGAATGTCGGGGAAATATTTGCAGGAAGCCCAATCGTAGCCGTATCAGGACATCCATCGTATCCAAGGGGCGTTCCGGGGCAAGGTTTAGGAAGATTACAGGAAAACAGGACAATCTTTGAGCTATTGCCGCAGGTTGTCCGAGAGCGAGGAATTGTAGACCCAACGAAACCAAGTCAAACAGACATTAGAGCTTTAATGATGAAGCCGTATGCCGGAATCATAGACGATAAATTACTTAAGGCACTTGGTTATTAAACAGATAAGATTCGTTGAATTTATCTGCTATAGTTTCTCCAAAGCGGTCAAACAGCCATTGTTTAACGGATTCCGGTGTAGTGGATTCAATGCCGGAAACGACACAATAAGTCTCATGTAGGACTAACGCATCAAAAATATCTTGAGGCATTTTGATTTCGGTATTAACGATAGGTGACATAAATCCTCCTTTCTATGTAGTGTACAGAAATTGACGTAAGGAAGTATTTATAATTCCTATTGGAAATAGTAATGGTATAGCATGACATCCAGAGGATAATGCAAAAATGGAAACAGATCACAGTAAAGAGGAAGAAGTTACAGCGTATCCGGGTCTAACTAATGCAGGTAAGGGTAGACCAGCAGGAGTGCCGAATAAGTCCACTACAGTAGTGCGTAACGCTATAGCTACTCTGCTAGAGAAGAACGTGCCTTACATGGACAGATGGCTACAGAGGGTAGCTGAAGGCGATGAGGTGCTAGGGTTGAAGCCTGATCCGGCTAAGGCACTAGACCTAATGCAGAAGCTCTCTGAGTACCACATACCTAAGCTGGCAAGGACTGAGGTGACAGGTAAGGACGGGGAAGCTCAGGAAATGGTTATCAGATGGGGAGGGAAGAAATGAGCTACAAGCCAGTAAATTGCCCAAGTTGCAGCGCGTTCCTAGTGAACAATAAATGCCTGAACTGCGGATTCGTTAAGTGACAGAGATTGTCATTCCTTACGAGCCGCGAGATCAGCAGCTAGAGATACATGATGCGATTGAGCAGCATCGTTTTACTGTGGTGGTTGCCCATCGTCGCATGGGAAAGACTGTTTCGGCTATCAACCACCTTATCAAGTCCGCTATCGAGTGCGACAAGCCAGACCCACGATTTGCCTACATTGCGCCTACCTACGGACAAGCCAAGCGAGTAGCGTGGGATTACCTTCAGAAGTACACCAGATCACTAGGAGCTACCTACAATGTCTCTGAGTTACGTGCTGATTTTTATGGGCGTAGGGTTAGTCTATATGGGTCTGATAATCCTGACAGTCTTAGGGGGCAGTATTTTGATGGCGTGGTTATCGACGAAGTTGGCGATCAGAACCCACGCATTTGGAACGAAATCGTCCGACCTGCTCTTGCCGACCGTATTGGGTGGGCTTGTTTCATTGGCACTCCTAAAGGTAATAACCATTTCGCTGAGTTAGCGGACAGGGCTAAGACCGAGGAAGGCTGGCGATTCCTAGAGTTCAAGGCTAGTCAGACAGGAGTCTTGCCGGACTCAGAGCTAAAGGCTGCCTATCGAGAGATGGGCGAGGACAGGTATAACCAAGAGTTCGAGTGTTCCTTTAACGCAGCAGTCGAGGGGTCTTACTATGGCAAAATTATTAACGACCTTGAAAGGGATAGCCATATTACTGACTTTCCTCGTGATGATCTGTGTCGTAGCTTTGTTGCATGGGACCTTGGAATGGGTGACTCGACGGCTATATGGGTTGCTCAACTGGCTGGAAAAGAGGTTAGATTACTCGATTGCGTTGAAAACCATGGACAGGGATTAGATTGGTACGTCCGCTGGCTTAAAGAGAATGACTATGCAGGGTTTACCCAAATCCTGCCCCATGACGTACAGGTGAGAGAGCTAGGCACAGGCAAGAGCCGTAAGGAAGTCTTAGAGGAAGCAGGGTTATCGATAACGGTTGCGCCTAGATTGTCGGTGGCTGACGGGATACAGGCTGTTAGACGATTGCTGCCTAGATGCTGGTTCCATCCGAGGGTTAAGCCGGGGTTAGATGCACTGAGGAACTACCGTCGGGAGCATGACGAGAAACGTCAGATATTCTATGAGAAGCCGCTACATGATTGGTCTAGCCACATGAGTGACGCTTTCCGCTATCTGGCTATAGGTCTTGACGAATCAGATAGTTCATGGCAGACAACGTTGCCAATTTCGACCAAATGGATTGTATAATCAGCAAAACCCGTTAAGGATTTGCTATGAAGATGGATGACGGTCAGATCAAGAGCATTATCGAAAATGAAATCGATAACTCAATCGGTTACATTGACACCGAGACAACAGACCAACGGGCTAAAGCCCTCGAGTATTACCTGCGTTATCCCTATGGTAACGAGGTTGAAGGACGCAGCCAGATCGTTACTGGCGAGGTAGCTGAGGCTATCGATGGTGCGTTACCGCAACTTATCCGAGTCTTTACGACTACCGAGGATATTGTCTCTTTTGAGCCACAGACTCCAGAAGATGAGCAGTCTGCTAGACAGGCTACAGATTACTGTAACTGGGTCTTTTACCGCGAGAATGAGGGTCTAATCCTCCTGCATAACTGGTTCAAGGACGCGCTGATGATGAAGGTCGGCGTAGTCAAGGCTTATTGGGATGCTAAGGAAGATGTCAATAAGGAATCTTACAAGAACCTGACAGAGGATGAATTAGCCCTATTGCTATCTGATCCTGCCATTGAAGTGGTCAGCCAGAACGTCGAGTTTGTTGACGGTGGCGTTGACCCGATGGGCTTCCCTATCCAGATTCCTTACTTTGATGTCAAGGTCAAGAAGGTCAAGAAATACGGCTGCGTCAAGATCGAGAACGTACCACCTGAAGAATTCCTGATTAGCAAATCGGCAAGAACTATTGAGGATAGCCCGTTTGTGGCTCATCGTCGCTTGATGACTCGTAGTGAGTTGGTAGCGATGGGGTTTGATAAGGATGTGGTCGAGGGATTGCCTTCTTACGATGATCTTCAGTACACAGTCGAGCGAGTAGCACGATTCTCTCAGGGTGAGCAACCGGACGAGAATATCAGCCTTGACCCAACGATGCAGGTCTGCGAGGTCTATGAGTGCTATATCAAGATCGACGTTAATGGCGACGGTATCGCTGAACTGCGTAAGATCGTTTATGCCGGTAGCGAAATCCTAGATGACGAGGAATGTGACCTAGTTCCGTTCCACAGCCTGTGTCCTATCCCGATTCCGCACAAGTTCTTTGGGCAAAGCTTGGCTGACCGGACGATGGACATCCAGCTAATTAAGTCCACTGTAACCCGTCAGATGCTCGATAACCTGTACCTAACGAACAATGCTCGTATCGGGGTTGTGGATGGTCAGGTGAATCTCGATGACGTGCTGAACGCTACTCCGGGTGGCGTTGTCCGTATGAAGTCTCAGGGTGCGATTATGCCGATTGAGGTTCCTGCGGTAACGGCTCAGGCTTTCCCGATGCTTGAGTACATGGACTCGGTTCAGGCTAAACGTACAGGCGTTAGCGACCAGCAACAGGGTCTTGATCCTGACGTGCTGAATAACGTGTCGGCTACGGCTATTGCCGCGATGATGAAGTCGAACTCTGGCAAGCTGGAACTGATCGCTCGAATCTTTGCTGAGACAGGCGTTAAGTCGCTGTTTAAGGGCATTTTGCACCTATTGGGCAAATACCAAGACCAAGCCAAGATTGTCCGTATGCGTGGAAAGTTTGTGGCATTTGATCCTCGTACATGGACGAATCAGTACGATGTGGCTATTAACGTCGGCTTGGGTTCAGGTGACCGGGATCAGAAGATAGCCATGCTCCAAATGATTCTAGGCAAGCAAGAGCAAGCCTTGATGCAGTTCGGTCCTAGTAATCCGCTTGTCTCTGTGGCTCAGTACCGGGATACTTT